CGTTTAACTCTAATACCTCTCGTATTCTTGGAACTGTAGACAGTACGGATGCTCAGTATAATAAAGATACTGGATTGTTTGAGCCTGATGCACCAGTTAATGTTAAACGTGGTCAGATGAAGCCTCTTGTAGAAAAGTATGTTGATGCTCAAGGTAGAGCGATTGATGAGAATGGTAATTTATTACCTATACCTAATAACCAATCAGGGACTACACCTCCAGTAGCAGGGTCAGGTGCTCCTCTACGTACTCCAGATACAGCAAGTTCTGCTAGGGTTCAAGGAGATCTTAACCAAGCAGTGGGTGAGCAGATACTTCCTCGTACTGTTAACAGACCAGAAGTTACGCAGAAGCTAGTAGATGGTAAGTTCAAAGGGGATAACCCTGAGACTTCTACTACTATGAAAGAGAGTAGAGGTAATGCTGAGATTAGAGAAAGAATTAATCGTAAGCAAGCAAGGGGAGAGGAGCTATCTCAACAAGACATCAAAGATAGAAAAACTATTAATGAAGACCTAGAGTCATTAAGCTTGTTCAAGAAGTTTGTACAAAAGATAGCAGGGTCAAGAGGATTAGATACTGCCGCTATCCGTGGAATTTCTAAGGGACGTTATACTTTTGAAAACATTGGAGAACGTGCTGAACTATTATTAAAGAAGAATGGTATTGAAGACATGGAAGATATGACTAACTATATTCTTTCAGCAGATAAAGATAAGATATTCTCTGCTGAAGAAATGAGTATGTTAACTCCATTGTTTGTAGAGGCAGAAAAAAGACTTGTGCAAGTACAAAGAATGACTAGGTTTTCTGATGTGTTAGATGATAATGAAATAGCTGCCCTTCATAGTGAAATTAATTTATACTATGGTATTGCTGCTTTTAAGATGGGGCAAGGAACTAAGGTATCTGCTGCATTAAATCATTTTAAAGTAATGCAAAAAGATATTGCAGATGGTCGTGAGATATCATCTTTATGGGCAGGGAGATCATGTAAATGAGTTTAAGTAAAGATTGTTTAGTACAGAACATGCAGTATGCACAGCAAGCTACTATCATGGAAACTTTGAGTCCTGCCGTTAGAAAGAATTTGTATGCGGGAGCTTTACAACGTGAGAAAAATAGTGAAAGTATTACAGGTATTGGAATAGATTTAGCAGTTCAGAGTATGCTGTCAGGTCTAGGTACTCCAACAGTTAACGTACTGTCAATGATGATTCAGTCTATCCTTAAACCTACCTTAGAATCTATTGGTTTAATTACTGACTCTATCAAGTTAACTAAAGGTGGTCGAGAGTGGAATCAAGTACGCTCTATGTGGGCAGCTTCAGTGGATGGATTTGCAATTGATAGCATGTACTTTCGTGAAGGATTCCGTAAAGGCTATTCACTAGAGCGTGACATTAACATACGTCAACTAGGTATGACAGCAAAGGATTGGAAAGCTTTCCTTAAAGATACTATGAATATTGATGATCCTAAAGATTTAGATATACGACAAGCTGAAGACATCATGCTGGATATGCAGGATTACATGCACGATACAATTGGTAACACCAAGTTCGGTAAGATGTTTAATGGAAGAGGGGCTACATTACTTAGGTGGCCTACTAAGATCATCGTAGGTATTGATGAGTATGGTAAGGCACGATTCCGTAGACAGTCTATGTTCCAGATGGCATCTAAGTTTGCTAAAGAAGATAGTAAGCTAGGTATTAAAACTCATAAGGAATTTGAAACTAATGCTGATGGTACTACCAAGTTAGGTCAAGATGGTAATCCCATTGAGATTAAAGGTGCTGATGGTCAAGAAGGATTTGATGCTCTGTACATGCAGTACAAGAAAGATCTGTTTACAGACAAGGCTCAGAATCTAATGTGGGATAAAAGAATCCAGCAGTTTGTGTTTGATCGTAAGTCAACTCAGAAAGAGTTAACAGGTAAGGTTACTGAAGATGATAAGACAGACTATCTAAAAGAGTCTCGTGCTGCTATGTCTCTTGTTCGTGATGATGCTTTGTATAATGCTTTCCAACAGAAGCTGGCAGGAACTCCTCGTGCAGTTCAGCAGATACGTCATAAGCATCCAGCCTTTTCTTTGTTTGTTCCATTCATCAAGACTCCGTGGAATATAATTAAAGAAGGTTATAGTTATATACCTATTATCCCTGCAATACGTGCTTCGTATACTACTAAGGAAGGGATTAAGAAAGAACTATTTAACCTAGCTGCTAACGTAATACCTTTACATGGGCCACCAGCTAAGATGTCATACGATCAGTTAATTCCTAGACAGATACTAGGCATGACTATGTTCGCTACTATAGGAACTATGTTTGATCAGGAGAGTATAACTGGACATTCCCCTCGTAATGCTGGAGAGAGGCAGCGTTGGGCTGATGCTGGAATCAAACCATACTCTATTAAGATTGGAGATACATGGGTAGGTTATCACCGCTTTGAGCCTATAGCTACACCACTCTCTATGGCAGCAGATTTGTTTTCATTAGAAAAGGAATACTCTAGTGATACAGATATAAACACAGATGAATTTGAGGAACTTAAAGCTAACCTTATGGTCATGATTAAAAGTAACATTACTTCTAAATCATTCCTAGAAGGTATGCACACTTTAACAGGAGCCTTAGTAGATCCTAATGTTTCTCTTGAGAATGGTTTAATTGAAACTGTAGTTAGACCTTTTACTCCTGCTATTCTAGCACAGACTGCTAAGATAATGGATGGGTATGAGAGGCAGACAACTAACACATGGGATAGACTACAGGCTCGTATACCTATCTTCCGTGAGCAATTACCTAAGAAGTTTGGTGTGTATGGTGATGCTAAGAAAGTAGATTTATCAACTGCCTTGACTAGCGTACCTCTGTTTGATTCAACTACCATGACTCCTGTTCAACAAGAGATGATGAGAGTTGAGTGGGACAAGGGAGGAATTACTAACAAGTTCAAAGGTGTTAAGCTGGATAGAGATCAACTAGCGGATCTAAGGGAACTTAATGCTAAGTTACTTACACCTATACTAGAAACTATTATTAGTTCTCCATCTTATAAAGCTGCACCTGATAGCTTAAAGAGAAAAGCATTAGACAAAATGTCAAGAAATGTTAAGAAGTCTGTAGGACAGCAGATGTTCTATAAGTTGCAACTTACTGATCCAGTATTTGCTAGGAAATTCTTATCTGCCTATTACATGAGAATGGGTTATGGGGATATGATGCCTGAGAATCTTAAAGACTAGACAAAACTAAGGGGGCTTAATTGCCCCCGACTTTCCTGCGGAAAGCTGCTACTTGTATTTCTTCATAGCACGATTATAATTATTCTCTAAGCTCTTAGACACACCACTGCCTGTCTTAGCACCAATTTCTATGTAGTAGCTCATAGCTTGGTTCTGTCTCCATCCCCTGTCAGCCATCAACTTGTTAACATCCTTCATCGTATATTTACTCATAGTACCTCCTAGTTAAAGATCTTCTTCATAGTGATTATCCATCCAATCCTCTATCATCATATCAATACAATGACGAGCCTTAGCTAGATCCTGTAAGGGTGTTCCTTTATCTGGATACCTAGTGATGTACTTCAAAGATGTATGCTGTAGTGCATTCAACTTGTTAGCCATTGAGTAGGTCATAGGTTGGATTTCTAGTTTAGTATAGTGATCACCTCCTACCTGAATATGAGAGGCTATTCTCCAAGTCTCATCAGGATAGTTTAAGGCATCTTTCTGATCACTGGTTGGTCTAAGAGTTGGCTTACCTTCATGGTAGGCAGCTTCTCCTAGATCCATCGTTGGTTCAATCTTGGTCATTATCTATATCCTCTATCTCATTTTCTAAGGATGAGAATTTATTAATAATAATATCCTCGTACCTATCTATTAAGTGATGACTCTCAAGCTGCAAGAGTTCTAGGACATGAGTTTCATCCAACGCTCGTAAGCGTTCTTTCAGTTCCTCTAGTGTCAGTGACATAGCGTTTCCTCAAATAGTTCAAACTGACAGGCATCTCATCAAAGCTCCCATCCTTAACATCATTCATTATCCATAGCCCACGCCATGATCCATTGGTCTGAGGTGTGAGATACTCCTCATCATGTTGATAATAGATACCAGCAAACAGACCTGTCATGTTAAGACCATCAGCCCTACGTGCATA